CTCCACGCAACCCAATCATTCTGGTAGTCACATGTGCAATGAACCGCGCATCCAGATGGGTAAGACAGGCCATGCTTCCCGCAAAGCTCTTCGATTAATGCGTCCGCTTCTTTTGAGAAGTACTCGTGCGTATCGCGGATCTTCCGGTACTCAAACTGGTAACAGGTCTCTGCGTGCTTGTGATCCTCACACCACTGCCACTCCTTCTTGTCGTAGCCACAGTCGCAGTCGCCCCAGTAATAGGGCTGCATGCGAAAGACGTCGTTCTCGAATGCCCACTTAGCCTCCGGCTCCCGCCTACTTCCGTAGCTGTCAAAGCCAAGCTTCTCCATCCAGCGAACAAACTTCTCTTCTAGGTAGCGGTCGACCTCATGCTCGCCGCGACTGTTGCCAAAGAGCAAATTACCCAGTTCCATACCCGTCTCCTCAGTACTTCTTGCCACCATCCTTCATGCGGTTCTCTACCTTGTGATCCTCGCGGCTCATGTTGTAGAGGATCTTTTCGATGATGGCTTCACCAATGTCGAAGCCTTTGGCTGCAGACAGGTCAAAGATCCGGATGACGGCATCAGCGAGCTCGACCTCGAGGCCGGAGCGGTGCGGCAGCTTGTCGTCCCGTAGTCCCTTGCGATCCGCCTCCATCGCCTCCGCAACTTCACTGACGATGAGCATCAGCACTTCGCCGACATTGCGTGTCTCATGCGTTGACTGACCGGTCTTAAGATCCGTCCACCAGCCAGCGGCTTTGTTGATGTCAAAGATCGTGCGTGACAGTGCCGTCACCACTGATGCATAAAGGAAAAGCGCCTCATGCGACTTTCCGCCAGTTAGTGGATTAATCATGTGTTGTATGCCTTCCGTTCTAGACGCAGCGTTGCTGCCTTCGTTCTCCAATACTCGAAGGCGATCTCTCTCGCCTTCAGCTCTGCCTTAGCATAGGCAAGGTCACCCTTAGCTACGCCATGCTCGAGTCGCGCTGCATAGACAGCATCACTTTCGTCTGCGTACCTTGCTTGCGCGGCTGCACTCTTGTTGCCGTTCATCTCGCCCTCGAGCATCGCCTTAGCGATGACGCGCTTGACGTCAGCCTCTGTCTTAAGGACGCGATACTCTGCATCCCTAAGCATGATGGCGACCTCGCGGATATCTTGTGCGAAGTTTTCTTCAGTCATCTTCGCCAACCATCATGCGGATGTGTTCCATCTTCGCGATCTCGAGCGTCGAGATGATGTCGGGGATGTAGGCTTCCGTAGATGCCATGAACAGTCCGCCGTTCTTCCTCCAGCCAACAAGGAACAACGTGTCAAACGTCTGAGCCTCCTCGAGTGCTGCGGTCAGGATTACTTCTGGGGGTATTCTTTCGAAGGTGATGTCTGGCCCTCCCTTGGGAAAGCGGATCACGTTGTCTTCATCGCTCATATAAATTCCTCTTCCATATCAACAGCCACAACCGGCTGAGAAAAACTCACATACTTTCTAGGCTGCTCTCCGCGCCTACCCTTGAACTGCATTGCCTTGCCGCCCCAGTACGTTCCGACCCAACCTTCCCACTCACCATTGCGCTGCTTGCTGCAAGTGATGCGTGAGTCGGGTGCAGCCTCAAGCTCAGGCGGAACCGGCTCATATTCGCTGAGCTCCGACAACTGACGTTCTTTCTTTTTGTTGCGCCAGATCGTGAGGACAGTGTCCGCCAAGTCGGTAATAGAGCCGGAGCCCTTCACATCCATCTTGCCGGTTGGGGTTTCCTCGTTCTCGCCCTTCCGCGAGTGAGTGACTAAGAACACTGTGGTTCCAGTCGTGTTCTTGAAATCGCATAGCTCCTCCATAAATCGTTTCTGAGCACTGTAATCGTCGTCGTCGATACCACATTTCGACATGTTGTCTATGAAGAAAACATCAATGCCGTATTTTTTACGTGCATAACGGAAGACCTCGAGCATCTTCGTTGTCTTCGCAGTGCCGACAAGATCGAAGAGCCACAGCTTCTGCGCATACCAGTCGATGCATGCGTTGGCATAGGCCAGAGTGGGATCGCCCGTCGCTATACCCGCCGCCTGTCTGGTCAGTCGTGTGAGCAAACGACGCGCTGGCATTTCCATCGATGCGATGCACACGCGCTTACTCTGAACCATTGCATCCAGAGCGAACTGTCCCGCTAGCTGTGACTTACCATGTCCGTTGACACCGTTCAGGATCACTAGCTCCGCATCGCGGAACCGCAAGTTGCCTTCAAGATCTTCGAGCAATGGTTGGAAGCCGCGACTGTCTTGGTCGTTGTTGTACAGCTCGCGAAGGATGTCCTCGCGATAGTCCGTTGCGCAGCGCAGCTCTTCCGGATCGTAGCCAGCAGCTAGATCGCGGATAGCTTTGATGTCCACGCCAGCTAAGAGACAATCGTTGAGATCTTTGTGCGGTAACGAGGCTCGTATGCAGCGGTGAATGCCAAGCCTGTCTGCAATCTCTCGAGCAGCGAGCTCGCCCTCTTCGTCCATATCCAGCGCCAGCACGATGGTCTCGAAGCGCTCGAGGTTGTCGTACTCGTTCTCGATCCATTGCTGCTTCGCGCCCTTGCCGCCGCCGAAGGGAACAGACATCGCCGACACACCCATCTGGTAGCCAGCCATTGCGTCGTACTCACCCTCAGTGATCCATATCTCGCGAGCATTTGGATCAACCGCCTGCCAGCCGAAGAGACATGGCTTCTGTCCTGCGGATGTCGGCCCTTGCTTCTTCTTGTCCTTGATGTCGCGGAACTTGATCATCTGCGGCTCGCCCTTGGGGTCCAAGAACGGAAACAGGATGCGAGATCCGTCCGCCGCCACCTTAAACGCCTTCAAGGTTTCTTCGGTAAGACCACGCTGTGCGCAGTGATCCAATACCTCACTGCTGTCGGACACCTTCTTCAGGCCAGCGGGTTTTGCTGGCGCTTGGTATTCCTTCTGCGTTGTGACGAACGAGGGTCGCTCGACGCCAAGCCACAAGCGGATCTCATCCATAGCTTCAATCAAGCTCAAGTTATGCACTGCACGCCAGAGGTCGACCAAGTCGCCGCCACTCTCGCCCGTTGAGAAGTCGCTCCACACACCAGCCTTTGGGCCAGACATGTGGACGCGCAATGACTGCCCCTTCTCCCCGCCTAGTCCGCCGACGCAATACTCAGCGCCGTTAACAATTCCTGCTGGCATGAGATGCCGCAGCGTTGGAAGCATGTTGCCGTTGAGGCGCTCCGATAGTTCCCGTAAATCCATTTCAGTAGCTCCGTTCGCTCTTACCGTTTACTGCTTCCTCTAGCGCTTCGATTTCCGCCTTCATCACCTTGAGCGAATCCCATAGCTCTCGATTGTCTTTCTCGTCCCGACACCTATGGAGAAGCATTTCCTTCTTGTAGCGAAGGTCGTCGAGCTTCTCGCGTGCTTGCTTGAACGACATGCCAGCCATTGGGTTTGTTGTTGCGTTTGGTTTGCGGAAGCTGCGCCGTACCCAGTTGCGCCACGTAGCAAGCCAGTCGGTCTTCACTCCCTTCGCTCCGCCGACAGCAATCCAGTAGTCGCGGAACTCATTAGCAGTCGCCGACACATCACTATCGGACCAACCCTTGTCCGCCTTCGCGAACTCCCGCCAATCATCTGGAAGAACCCAATCAGGAGATAGGCGCGTCCCACGCGCTATACCTTTCTTTTCTTCTTTCCCTTCTTTCCCTTCTTTCCCTTCTTCTGTAGTGGGTTGAGGCTGGGTTAGTTGTGGGTTAGTTGTGGGTTGTTCAGTGGGTTGATCAGTGGGGGCGCAACCCTGAAAACGACTGTATTTACAGATGTTTAGCTGGGTTACTCCACGGGTTGGTACGCGGGTTATCTTTTGGTCCCGTTCGAGTTGCTTCAGAAACGTGCGAACCCGCTGTCTTTCCCACTTCCACACATCAGCAAGTGAGCGCTCAGACAGCATTACCTGTCCGCGCTGTACGAAAAATCTCTCACCGTTAAACCATTGATGGTGATCTTCGAAAGCGGCTTCGTGGATTAACCACTCCCATGCCGCACGCTTACAGAAAGCCTCGTTGCGAAATAGATCATCGTCCATCCAGCCGCGATGCATCTTGTACCAACCACTCATAAAAATTCCTTTCGAACCTGTTTCGTTTGCCTAATACGACGGCAGGCCACGCGAAGGTTGAAAGGGTTTCGCAAGGCAAACATGGCTTTTCGGGAGCTACCCTAGCCGTCGCAACGCTTTACATATTTCCGCTTTTCGAATTGCGCAAGAGGAAATGTGTTGGCGTTCTACATGTGCGGTGGAGATTATTTCTACGCAGCTTTTTATGTGTGATGCAGCGAGGCCACACCTCGAAACTTTTTCCACATGTTTCGAAACACAGGAATTGACGCTGGAAAAATAGTCTCTATGTTGTGCGTCAACACGACGATGCGTGTTCGCAGAAAGGAATGTATATGGAGACTGTTTCAATTCCCAAGACGAAGACTGTCTGGGAAACTCTCTCAGCCATAAACGTCAACGAGAACATCGAGAAGAAGAATGGCTTCTCGTATCTGTCATGGTCGTGGGCGTGGGCCACGTTGATGGATCACTACCCGCATGCTGAGTTCTACTTTGAGAATCAGGCGGGTGAGCACGGTGACCTGAACAATGATGGCGTCATCCGTTATGCGGATGGAACGGCTGAGGTTCGTTGCGTGCTGACTGTGGAAGACATCACCCACACGATGTGGTTGCCGGTGATGGACTACAAGAACCAAGCCATCAAGAACCCCAACGCACGCGACATCAATGACGCGAAGATGCGTTGCCTCGTAAAGGCGATGTCACTGTTTGGTCTTGGCCTCTACATCTACGCTGGTGAGGATCTTCCTGACGCCAGCAAGCAGAAGCCTGCTCCTACTCCTGCACCAGAGACTGGTCTGGTCGACGAGAAGGTTCAGCTATTGAAGGCTGTCACTGATGCCGCAACCCTCGATGATCTGAAGGCGGCGTTCACCAAGGCCAGCAAGTACGCACGCAATCGCAATGATGACGTGCTCTTGGCGGAGATCACGAAGACTAAGGACGCACGCAAAACTGCGCTCACTATCAAGTGAGCAGGCAGACGCAACAGGTTGTTGAGTTGCTTGAGCTTTACTCAGGCAACGGCAAGCCAATAGCTGAGTGCGTTCCTCTGCTTGGTCGTAAAGCTGTCACGCTGAAGCGGCACGCAAAGATCAACGGGATCTCCTTCCCAGACTACAAGCCAAGGAATTAATGGATGGAACAGAGAAGTGACGAGTGGTTCAAGGCGCGTGTAGGCGTCATCACTGGAAGTCGTGTCGGCGGTATCCTTGGGGTTAACCCATTCCAGAAGGCTGAAGATGTGATGCGCGACATGGTTCGTGAGCACTTCGGAGCTGATAAGGAATTCACTGGCAACGCCGCTACAAATCATGGCGAGCGGATGGAGCCTGTGGCCTTGTCGTTCTACGAGTCTGTGGCAGGTGTTACAGTTACGCAGACAGGCATCGTTAAGCACGATGACTACGACTGGCTTGGCGCATCACCTGATGGACTGATCGGTCTTGACGGTGGCTTGGAGATCAAGTGTCCGTACTGGGCTAAGATGCCATATTCTGTACACGAAAAGCCAAGCTATTACGCGCAGTGCCAGCACGTTATGGAGGTGTGTGATCTGCAGTGGATGGACTTCTTCTGCTACATCAGAGAAGATCTGTACTTGCTAGAGCGACTGGAACGGAATCCGACTTGGTTCGCCGACAACTTTCCAAAGCTTGAAGCGTTCCGCGAAAAGTACCTCGAAACAATCGCAGATGAATCTAAGGCAAAGGTTTATCTCGATACGGAACTCGCTGTCGTATCAAACGTGCGCAGTGAGTTGATGTCGGATCTCTTTCTTCAGATCAAGGAGAAGGAGGCGGAGATGGCTCCATTGAAGGAGGCATACGAAGCTCTCAAAAAGGAACTGGGCTCTGAGTTCGGCTCCTTCCGGACGGGCCGCATTGAGGTCTTGAAGGTAGAGAAGAAAGGGGCGGTAGATCATGCCGCCGTTTATAAAGCCGTAGACGTTGACAGTCTGCTAGCTGCAAAGGGTAAGTCCGTTGAAGCTTTCAGAAAAGATCCTGTCATCAGCTACATTGTCAAAAGCGCAAAGGATTGACATGGGACGACCTAGAAAAGACCACCAGAACCGTCTGGTGCAAACAACGATTGACGACGTGATGTATCGCGCACTGTGCGAGATGTCCATTAAAGAAGACCGGCCTATCGCAAGCGTCGTGCGACAGGCAATTAACCTATACATTGCTCACATAGATCGTGTGCGCAAAGTAGAACTACCATAAGAAAGGCACAAGGATGGCTTACGAACAAAAACCAAATACGTTTTCCCTTTTCCGCGACAGCGATGAGCGCATCGAGGAACGCAAGAAGTTCTATCGCGAGAAGGATTGGGATCCAGAGGGTGTTCCTATCTACAGCGGCAGGATGCTGCTCGAGAACGGTGAAGAGCTGAACATCGAAGCTCGTGTAATCGACGGTGCGAAGGGCAAGTTCTTTGCCGGTCGTGTGTGGAAGAAGAAGCTTGTTGATGCACCAGCGCAACGTCAGGCTCCGCCAGCACAAGA